ATGAATATTCAATATATCCATCCAGCAGACCAGATCGTCATGTTTATGCAGCGGATATATGACAAACGACTTACGACCATGTCCGGCGGAAATCTGTCGATCCGCGATTCGGAAGGGAACATTTGGATTACTCCTGCCGGCATTGACAAGGGTACACTCAGCCGAAAAGACATCATCTGTGTCCGTCCGGACGGAGTCTGCGAAGGACAGCATAAGCCATCGTCCGAATTGCCGTTCCATCGGTCGGTTTATCATCTGCGCCCGGATCTGAATGCAGTTCTGCACGCGCACCCACCGGCGCTTGTAGCGTTTTCCGTTGTCCGCAAGCTCCCAAACCTTGACCTGATCCCGTCTGTACGACACATATGCAGAGACGTAAAATTTGCGGCCTATGCGGTTCCAGGCAGCCAGAAGCTCGGCATGGAAATTGGAAAGGTGTTTGAAGCGGGGTGCAATATCGCGTTGTTGGAGAACCACGGCGTTTGCGTTGGTGCACCGGATATGTTTACTGCCTTTCAGCAGTTTGAAACACTCAATTATACGGCGGAGCTTGAGGTGCTGGCAGGTCAGCTTGGAAATATACGCGCACTCCCGGAAAACGCTTACCGCCTGAGCGAAACCGACAGCCACACCAGATTGGAGGATCTCATCCCTCAATGCCGCAGCTCTGAGGAGCTGGCAGCCAGACGCGACATGATCACGCTGATCCGGCGCTCCTACAAAATGGATCTGTTTACAGCGACACATGGCACCTATTCCGTCCGCCTGCCTGACGGGAGCTTCCTTATTACGCCGTTCGGCTTTGACCGTGCTTATCTGGAGGAGGACGATTTGGTTCGCATCAAAGGCGATGCCAAAGAGATAGGAAAACTGCCGTCCCGTGCTGTTCTGGCGCACCGGAAAATCTATCAGGAAAATCCGCAGATCGGAGCGGTGCTTTTAGCTCATCCAGCCCATGCAATGGCGTTTGCCGTCACGGACATGGAATTTGATGCAAGAACGATCCCGGAAAGCTATATTCTCCTGCGCGATGTCAAGCGGGTGCCGTATGAAGAACTTTACTTGGATCCAGACAAGCTGGCAAAGGAATTTGATGCCGCGCATCCGGCAGCGATCGTGGAAAATGACTGTGTGATCGTGACAGCAGCATCCATTCTGAAATCACAGCGGCTTGGCAGGATGGTGCATATCAGCGATGAAGAAGTTGCCGCGTTGAAGGAAACATATCATCTGGAAGGATGAGACCTTGAGGCTAGCATCAGACATAATGGAAAAAATAGCATCACTCTGCGCTGCGGTGACCATGAAGATGCAGGGAGTCAGAGCTGAAAAAAGCTGAGGTCGTTTTGGCAAGTATTTTAATCGTGATAAAGCGGTGGTATGTTGTTGCGCTGACGCCCGAGTAAGCAAAAAATACATTGGCGCAGATAACAGCTTAAACTGTATAGAGAATGTGTCTTGAATTGGGCAAGATTTTAAGCATCGTGGAGGCAAAAGGCTGAGGCATTCTGCTTGTTTTGATGCTTGAAAGATAGCTTCACACGGATTTCCCACTGTGTATACACAATTTTCACGGCTTATTCCTGAAAATTTCCATGTGCATGTACTTGTCATTGCACCATTCTCTATGGTACTCTTAATGTGGAAAAAAACAGATGTCCTGTACGGTTGTGACACAGGAACATCTGTTTTTTTATGCTTTCGCGGCCCGCAGACTTCTCAATAGGACACGGAGGAATACTGCCAATGGAAAATGAAATGACTGGTTATATTTTAACGCTTCTGGAGAATTATGCGAAAACGACCAAGGAAATCGAAATGCTGCGCTATGAACTGCAGCATTGTAATATTGTTTCGCCAGAGGAAATGATCGAGACACTGGCGTTGTCTCGCCGCGAGAATAATCCGGACAACAGTTATCCCCATGACGTTGCAGGTATCGCGATGTGCTTCCGGGAGGTAACGGACCGGCTGAACAAAGATGCTTCTAACGAGGTTGCAGCACAATATGTAGCATTGTTTCGCGAACGGGAACGTCTACAATACTATATCAGCCTGTATCAGCCTGTTGGAGCATCGGGAAAGCACGGCTCTGAAGGAGCATTATTTTTTCCAAAAAAGCTGGACGGAGATCGCTAAAGGTCTTGGCGCTACCAGAAGAACTGTTTATAAAATACGCGCTGAGGCCATCGACAATCTGGCAAGCTTCTACAGATTTACAAAGCAAGTGTTTCGTTTATCGTGAGAAGCCTTTTCAAGAAAATAAAATGTGAACAGGAGACAAGCAGGGGAAGACCTATGATTTGATCCAGAAAAAATACTTCCGCAATAACTTACGGAGAATAGCACATACTTAATCTCACCCTTTCAAGAAATCTCAAAAAGGCAACAGTTTTAATAGGAGGGAATATGAGCAGACAGGAAATGTTTCGAGAATATCCGGACGTTGTCAACATTGAACAGCTTTGTGAGATGCTTGGAGGGGTCAGTGTTAAGGCCGCCTATCAACGTTTGCACAGTGGAGAAATCGCGTTTTTTAGAATTGGAAGGGGATTTCGCATCCCCAAAGAGGATGTAATCAGGTTTGTACGAGAGACGTCTACACGAATAAAAGATGTTTGACGTTCAAATAAGTCTTTTGGATTGAATTGCACTGATTATGCGGCGATGATATAATAAAGCTAGTCATTGGCAGGAATATCGCCGCTACCGAAAGGAGGAGCATATTCAATTATGGTAGCCGGACATCTGCAAATTAAAAAAGGAAAATACTACATGGTTCTCGAACTGAAAAGTGAGAGCGGCGAGAGAAAAACAAAATGGATCAGCACAGGACTAAGTGCAAAAGGAAATAAGCGGAAAGCAGAAGCGATGCTGGAGGAAGCGCGTGCAAATTACCAAAGCACAGACGCATCAAACGGTGCAGATATACTTTTTGCGGACTATATGCTTTCTTGGGTCGAAATTGTGAGACCAAACCTAGAGGAAAATACATACGCAGGGTATCGAGGTATCATTGAGAAACGCATCGCGCCCTATTTTCGCTCGAAAAAGACTACGCTTGGGGAATTGAAGCCCATCCATATTCAAGAGTTCTACACATTCTGCCAGAATACACTGCATGTAAGTAACAATACTGTGATTCATTATCACGCAAATCTGATGAGCGCATTGAAGTACGCGACGGAAATGGAGCTGATCAGCGTAAATCCAATGGGCAAGGTCAAGCGGCCAAAGCTGATTCAGAATACTGCTAATTTTTATACGCTGGAGGAAGCAGAGCATCTGATTTCCGCGGTGCATGGGGACCCTATCGAATTTCCTGTTATCATGGCGGCCTATTATGGACTGCGAAGAAGTGAGATCGTTGGACTTCGTTGGAAAGCCATTGATTTTGAAAGTGATCGTATAACAATTGACCACACGGTTATTCAGGTAAAAGTTGATGGGGAACTCAAAATCATAGCGAAAGACCGCGCTAAGAACAAAGCAAGATGCAGAAGCTTGCCGCTGATGCCGCAGATCAAAGAGATGCTGCTCCAGATGAAAAACGAGCAGGAAGAGAATCGAAGGCTTTGTGGGAACTGCTATCATGACAGCGAATATGTATATGTGAACAAGCTTGGAACTCCCTACACGCCCAATTACATTACAGACCATTTTCGCAATTTTTTGAAAAAGAATGAGTTCCGGAAGCTGACCTTTCATGGGTTACGACATAGCTGCGCCAGCATGCTTCTAAAGCAAAGCGTCGGCATGAAAGATATCCAAGCCTGGCTGGGACACAGCACCTACAACACTACAGCAAACTTCTATGCACATTTGGACACAGCATCCAAGACCTTAGTAGGCGAGGCAATGGAAAGCATGTTAACCGTACCACTTAGCACGCCGATGGATGGCTTGCCGGGACAATCGTCAATCCACCGTTGGCAGGCGGCATTATAAAAAAGAATCAGGGCAAGCAATGCTTGCCCTGACGGTGGTGCCGCTGACGGGACTCGAACCCGTACAGTATTTCTACCGGTGAATTTTAAGTCCACTATGTCTACCGATTCCATCACAGCGGCATATGAAAACTGTAAATTCCAGACAGGAGAGAACTCAGGAGAGAACTGAGCTATTGATTCGGGAAATGAAAACTGAAAAACGCTTGATTTTACTGGGGACTTAAGGTTCGGCGGGCAAATAGACCCACCGGATTTTAAGTCCCTTGTGTCTGCCATTCCACCACACCGGCAGGTGGGAATATTTTAACACTGAATGGCGGGCGCGTCAAGGATAGAAATCGGGGCTGGGGCGGAAGAATGGGCGGAAGTCCGGTTTTTGGGACAGTATGACGTTCGGGCGGATAGAAAATTTCACCGATTCTTTGTATGTTCTGCCATATTGCAAAAATGGAACAAATGTTTTAATATACAAACACTGCCTCATACATCAGCTGCCGGAAGAACGGAACGGAATTTTAGGAGTGGATGCAGAATGACGAAACACCGAGCAGACAGACAGGACGCATGGGAAACGGCGGACGAGCGGATCGTCCGGCTGTTTGCGGCGCTGAGCCGGGAGGAAAAACAGCAGTTTCTTACTTTTTTTGAAAACGCTCTAAAAACGCGATCATGGCCTGCTTCAGATCATCGTCAGCATGGGAAAGAAGCTCCCTGAGCTGTGCGTCGAGCGGGTCCTCCTCACCGGACGGTGCGCCGGTGGGGAGTGTTTTTTTATCCGTCGCGCCGGTGAGGTAGGCGGGCGTTGTGCCGAGGGCGGCGGCGACGATCTGGAGCTGGTCGGCGCTGGGCTCGGATTTGCCGGCCTTCCAGTCCTGGCAGACGGTCGGCGTGCGGCCGATGCGGCGGGCGATGGACGCCTTGGTCACGCCCGTCTCGCGGATCAGCGCTTCGAATCTGCTATAAATAAACAAAACAGACACCTCGCATTTGTGCAAAATAGAGAATCGAATAAAAATGCGACATACCTCCCTTGACAATCGCATATAAATGCGATACACTCAGGGGGCAGCTGCGGAGAGCGCTGCGGGCCGGAAGCAAACAGGCCCGTGGGCCAGGGAATCAGAGGGAGCGGCGCCGCAGCCGGAGATTCATGCAGATTTATTGTATCCGGCGCGGCGCGTTTTGTCAACTGCGTATCGCATAAAAATATGATTTCGGGAGGTATGGGAGGATGATGCGCGGCTGTGTCTGCCGGTGGTGCGGCGAGGCTGTCACGGAGGCGGACGAGCGGTATGAGGCGATGGACGGCACGGCGGTGCACGCGGAATGCATGGAGGCGCTTTTGCTGGAGACGGTGGGGGTGGAGGCACTGGCGGAGCGCATGGGGTATGAACACAGACGGGAGGTGGAGATGGATGCAGAACGGAGAGAAGGGCTTTGAGCCGGTATGGTGCCCGTTTTACCGGGAGGACAGCGGCAGGAGCATTTACTGCGAGGGAATCACGGACGAGAGCTTTCTGCGGCTGACGTTCGCTTCGGGGCGGGCGAAGCGGCAGCAGATGGAGATCTTCTGCCGGACGAAAAACTGCGAGAAATGCGAGCTTTATACGGCCATCAACGCGAGGTATGCGGATGACTGAGGAAAAGGGCGGAAGAACGCGGAAGGACCCCATCGGCAGAGCGTCCGGGAATCTGGAAAAGGCGCTGGAGACGATCTCGAAGCGGCTGCTGGAGCAGATCAAGGACGGCGAAACGCCGAGCAGGGAGCTGGGCGAGCTGGCAAAGGTGATGAAGCAGGCGGTCGAGATCCGGCAGGAACTGCAGGAGGAGCACGGCGGGCAGGAGACGGGCGTGCGCGTGGTATTTGAGCGGGAAGCGGAGGAATTTTCGGAATGACGGAGCTGCGGATCGGCGCGCCGAATGAGAAGCAGAGGCGGTTTTTACTGGACCGGCACCGGCACATCGCCTACGGCGGGGCCAGAGGCGGCGGGAAGAGCTGGGCTGTGCGCACAAAGGCGAAGCTGCTGGCGCTGCGGTATGCGGGGATCAAGCTTTTGATCGTGCGCAGGACGCTGCGGGAGCTGCAGAACAACCATATCGACCCGCTGCGGCAGGAGCTGGCGGGGATCGCGAAATATAAGGCGGCGGACAAGCGGTTCGAATTTCCAAACGGGTCGACGATCACGTTCGGCTACTGCGCGTGCGACGGCGATATGGGGCAGTATCAGGGCGCGGAATACGACGTGGTGTTTCTCGACGAGGCCGGGCAGCTGCAAAAGGCGTGGATCGACGCGATCAATGCCTGCGTGCGCGGGACAAACGGGCTGCCGAAGCGGACATACTACACGCTGAACCCCGGCGGGCCGGGGCACGGATATTTTAAACGGCTGTTCATCGACCGCCGGTTCGAGGCGGGAGAGGAGCCGGAGAATTACAGCTTTGTGCAGGCGCTGGTGACGGACAACCGGGCGCTGATGCGGCAGCAGCCGGAGTATTTGAAGCAGCTGGAAACGCTGCCGCCGAAGCTGCGCGAGGCGTGGCTGTATGGGTCGTGGGACGTGTATGAGGGGCAGTTTTTTGAGGACTTCCGCGACGTGCCGGAACACTATGAGGACCGGCAGTGGACGCACGTGATCGAGCCGTTTGCGCCGGACAAGGGGTGGACGGTCTGCCGGAGCTATGACTTCGGGTATGGAAAGCCGTTTTCCTGTGCGTGGTGGGCGGTCGATTACGACGGCGTGATCTACCGCATTCTGGAGCTTTACGGATGCACGCGGATGCCGAACGAGGGCGTCAAGTGGACGCCGGACCGGCAGTTTGCCGAGATCCGGCGGATTGAGACGGAGCATCCGTGGCTCAAGGGCCGGGAGATCACGGGCGTGGCGGACCCGGCGATCTGGGACGCCTCGCGCGGGGAAAGCGTGGTGCAGACGGCGGCGCGGTACGGCGTGTATTTTACGCCGGGCGACAACGAGCGCATCGCGGGCTGGATGCAGTGCCATTACCGGCTGCAATTCGACGAAAACGGGTACCCGCGTATGTATGTATTCAAAAACTGCAAAGCATTTATCCGGACGGTGCCGCTGATGCTGTATTCACAGACGCGGCCGGAGGATCTGGACACGGCGATGGAGGATCATGTGTGCGACGAATGGCGGTATTTCTGTATGTCGCGGCCGGTGAAGCCGATGATGCAGGCGCAGACGGCGGCGGTCTGGTCAGACCCGCTGAATCAAATCAGAAGCTAGGAGGAAGCAATGGAGGTACGGACAACAGGCGTTCCCGTCATTGGGGCGCGGGAACTGCGGCGGGCGGCGGATATTCTGCGCCGCTACAAGCAGGGCAAGCAGAATCTGGAACGGCGCATCATCGCCGACGAGGACTGGTGGAAGCTGCGGCAGTGGCGGCAGTTTTCGGATAAGGGAAACCCGAATGACGACCGGCCCGCGTCCGGGTGGCTGTTCAACGTCATCATGGGCAAGCACGCGGATGCGGTCGCGGCCTATCCGGGGCCGGTCATCCGACCGCGCGAGCCGGACGACCGGCAGGAGGCGCAGATGCTCTCGTCGATCATCCCGTGCATTCTGGAGCAGAACGACTTTGAGGAGGTCTATTCCGACACGTGCTGGCAGAAGATGAAGCAGGGCACGGGCGTGTGGGGCGTGTACTGGGATCAGGATAAGCTCGGCGGACTGGGGGATATCTCCATCCGGCCCGTGAATGTGTTGAATCTGTTCTGGGAGCCGGGCGTGACGGATATCCAGAAGTCGCAGAATGTGTTTTATCTGGAGCTGGAGGACAACGAGACGCTGCTGGCGGCGTATCCGCAGCTGGCGGGGAAGCTCGGCGGGAGCAGCGCGGTGCTTTCGCGGTACCGGACGGACGATGCGGTCGATCTTTCGGAGAAGACGCTGGTGGTGGACTGGTATTACAAGAAGCGTGTGGGCGGAAGGACCGTGCTGCACTACTGCAAGTATGTGGGCGAAACGGTCCTGTACGCGACGGAGAACGACACGTTCATGCCGTCGGTCACGCGGGAGGCGCGGGACCCGGAGACGGGCGAGACGGTTCTGGTGCAGACGCCGGTGCGTGCGCCCGCGTGCGAGCGGGGGCTGTATGACGACGGGGAGTATCCGTTCATCTTTGACCGGCTGTTTCCCATCGAGGGCTCGATCTGCGGGTACGGCTATATTGACATCGGCAAGGGCGCGCAGGAGCAGATCGACCGGATGGATCAGGCCATCGTGAAGAACACGATCATGGCGGCGACACCGAGGTGGTTCCGCCGCTCGGACGGGTCGGTCAACGAGCAGGAGTATGCGGACTGGACAAAGCCGTTTGTGCACGTGGACGGGAATCTGGGACAGGATTCTCTGCAGCAGGTGCAGGTCAATATGCTGCCGGGCATCTGCGTGCAGGTGCTGAACAACAAGATCGAGGAGCTCAAATGGACGACGGGCAACACGGACGTGACGAACGGACAGGTTTCGTCCGGCGTGACGGCGGCCTCGGCCATTGCGGCTTTGCAGGAGGCGTCCGGGCGCAGCTCACGCGCGTCGACGCAGTCGGCGTACCGGGCCTATGCGCGGCTCATCCGCATGGTGATCGAGCGCATCCGGCAGTTTTATGATCTGCCGCGCAGGTTCCGCATTGCGGGTCTGAGCGGGGCGGAGGAATTTGTGTCCTACTGCAATGCGCGGCTGAAGGCGCAGAGCATGGGGCCGGAGGCGCTCATGCGGACGCCGGTGTTCGATGTGACGGTCACGGCACAGAAGCACACGGCGTATACGAAGCTGGCGCAGAATGAGCTGGCGCTGCAGTTTTTCCAGCTGGGCTTTTTCCGGCCGGAGATGGAGCAGCAGGCGCTGGCGTGCCTCGACATGATGGATTTTGACGGCAAGCAGCAGATCTTGCAGAAGCTCCGTTCGGGTGCGGATGCGGCGGCGTGGCAGCGGATGGCGCTGACGCTGGCGGGACGGTATGAGCCGGAGCTGTACGAGCGGCTGGCAGGACAGCCCTCGCCGGAGGCTCCGGGGACGGTTCGGACGGCGAAAAAGCAGGACGCGGAACCGGCCAGAGTGCAGCAGGCGCGAAAACGCGCCGGAGAGGCGGCACAGCCGGGATGATCGAGGTATGGCTGGACAGAACGGCGCTGACGGTGCGCGGCCACGCGGGTTTTTCGCGGTACGGCAGCGATATCGTCTGTGCGGCGGCGTCGATGCTGGCGTTTGCGCTGGCGGAGGCGGTGCAGGCGGCGGGGATGAAAACGCCGCCGGTGATCGAATCGGGCTGCGGACGCTTCCGGCTGGAGGCGTTCGCGGACGGACAGGAGCAGGCGCGGCTGGACGGGATGTTTGAGACGGTTCGCGCGGGATACCGGCTGCTTTCGGCGCGGTATCCGGAGCATGTGCGGGTTTTGGGTGAACGTGACCCTGAAAATATGATGCAGAGACCCGAGCGTCGCCCGCTTGAAGGGCAGAAGGAGGAAAAGGATGAAAAACTTTGATTGGCTGCAGGCATTTGCGATGGAGCAGCAGGAGCAGCCGGAGCCGGGCGTATCGGCGGACGCCGCGCCGCAGGATGAGCAGGAGCGCGCAGAGGCGTTCCGGGCGCTCATCCAGGGACCGTATAAGAAGGACTATGACAGGCAGGTGCAGATGATCGTGCGCGAACGGCTGAAAAACTGCGCGAGAAGTGAGCAGGTGCTGAAGTCTCTGGGGCCGGCACTGGAAAAGACCTTCGGCGTAGATGCGGCACAGCTCACGCCGGAACAGGCGGAGCGGCTGGCCGCGTGCGCACCGGAGGGGAAAGTCCCCGTGACAAAAGAGCAGCGCGAAGAGGCGATGCGGCAGGGGTATGAGGCGCTCCGCGAGCAGTTTGCGGCGGTGCGCGAGGCGTATCCGGGCGCGCAGCTGCACGAGGAGCTGGAAAGCCCCGTGTTCATGCGCCTTGTCATGCGCGGCGTGGATGCCAGAAGCGCTTACGAGCTGACACATTTACGGGAGCTTCGTGCAGGCGCGATGGCATACGGCGCAAGACGCGCACGCGAGGAGCTGACGGCGGCCATGCAGGCGGGTTACCTCCGCCCGCGCGAGAGCGGCATGGCCCCGGCAGCGGGCGGCGCATTTGCCGAGAGTCCGGAGCACTGGTCCAGACAGACGAGAGAGGAACTGAAGGCGCGGGCCAGACGGGGCGAGACCGTCCGGCTCTGAGAAAAGGAGAGATTTTAATGAATCTGAAGCAGGAACTGAATTTGCAGCTGTTTGCCGACGCGGGTACGCTGGTGAACGCCAGCGGCAATTACGTGAACGCGTATTCCGGTGAGACGAGCGCGTTCCCGGATGGCGGCGGTATGACGGCGTCCATGAAGACGTTTTACGACACGGAGCTGCTGGAAAACGCGCGTCCGGAGCTCATCCACACGCAGTTTGCACGCAAGCAGGCGCTGCCTGCCGGACGCGGCAAGACCGTGGAATGGCGCAAGTGGAACACGCTTGAGGACGCGGGCGCGCTGACCGAGGGTGTCATTCCGACAGGCCAGAAGTTTGGCCAGAGCGCTGTGACGCAGGCCATCACGCAGTACGGCACGTATGTGTCCGTGTCCGACCAGCTGGAGCTGCACGCCATTGACGACGTGATTCTGGGTGCGGCGGAGGAGCTGGGCGCGTCCGCCGGTACGACGCAGGATAAGCTGGTGCGCAATGTCGCCGCAGCGGGCACAAATGTGCAGTACTGCGACAAGGTCGGCACGAACGGCGCACATACCGCCGTGACCAGCCGCGCAGGTCTGGACACCACCGCGAAGCTGACACCGGACGAGGTCAACAAGGCCGTGACGCTGCTCAAAAAGCTCAAGGCCCCGAAGATCGACGGCAAGTACATTGCCATCATCCACCCGTCCGTGGCATACGATCTGCGCTCGTCCGAGGCATGGATCGAGGCGCACAAGTATGCGGGTCTGACGGAGCTGTTTACCGGCGAGATCGGCGAGCTGCATGGCGTGCGCTTCATCGAGACGACCGAGGCCAAGATCTTCAACGGCGAGGGCTGCCCGGTCAAGACGGCGGCGGACGAATCCAAGGGTACGCCTGCGGAGTATTACAGCGTCTATGCGACGCTGTTTCTCGGCAAGGACGCCTACGGCATGATCGACCCCGAGGGCGGCAATCTGGAGATGATCATCAAGGACAAGGGCCAGGTCGGCGGACCGCTCAACCAGTTCTCGACGCTGGGCTACAAGTTCTCCAGCGCGGCGAAGATCCTGTATGAGGATCGCATGGTGCGTGTGGAGAGCTGCGGCGCGTACTCTGCCGAGGACGAGGCAAACTGAGGAAACAAGATGGAGACCGGCGCAAGCCGGTCTCCGGAAAAGACGGGACAGGAAGGGAGAATTGTCATGGAAAATGCATTTGCAAGTATGAAGACGATCACGCTGCCGCGTGCGTGCGGCACGGAGCAGCAGTCGGTGTTTGTCTGCGTCAACGGACGCACGTTTCAGGTGCCGCGCGGCAAGGCGGTCGAGGTGCCGGAGCCGGTGTATGAGGTGCTGGAAAACGCAAGACGGCAGTTGGAGGCGGCACGGAAGCTCGAGGATGAGCTGGCCGCCGGCTGAGGGCTGCGGACAGAAGAAAGGAGGCGGGGCGCATGACCATCCGCGAGGCGCTTGAGACGGTCGACCGGCTCAAGCCCAACCAGTATGGGAGCGCGGACAAGCTGCGCTGGCTGTCGGAGCTGGACGGAGCGGTGTACCGCGAGATCCTGACGCAGCATGAGACGCAGACGGCGGCGTTCGCGGGCTATACGCCGGAGGCGGATCTGGACGGGACGGTACTGCTGATCGAGTGGCCGTATGACGAAATTTACCGGTGGTATCTGGAGATGAAGATCGACGACGCCAACGGGGAGATGACGAAGTACAACAATTCCGCCGCCAAGTACAATATGTACTATCAGGCGTACCAGAACGCGTACAACCGGGCGCATCTGCCGAAGAGCGAAGCGGCGTATATCAAGCTGTAGGGGGGATAGCGGGATGTTTTATCCAAAGCTGACGGAGCAGCGGCAGCAGACGCTGACGACCGAGGCGTTTCTCGGCTATGACCACGATCTGAAGCTTTCTGACGGGGAATTCTACGACATGGAGAATCTGACGTCGGACTGCTATCCGCTGCTTGCGCCGAGAGTGCGGCGGGGGACGGTGCAGGCGCTTTCAGGGGTGCAGGCGATCTGCGCGCGGGATAAGCTGTGCTGGGTGCAGAACCAGGTGCTGTACATCAACGGCGCTTCCATGGAGGCGTATATGCCATCGGTGAACATCACGGCGGGAGAAAAGCAGCTCGTTTCCATGGGCGCGTATCTGTGCATCTTCCCGGACGGGATCTACTTCAACACGGAGGACTACTCCGATAACGGGTTCATGGGGCATGAGAATACGGTCGACGCGGCGGAAACGCCGATCAGCGTGTCGCTGTGTCTTGCGGACGGGCAAGCGCTGACACTGAGCTTCTCGCAGGTGGCGCAGCCGGAAAGCCCGTCGAACGGGCAGTATTGGCTGGACACGTCGGGGAGTCTGCACACCATCAAGCAGTGGGCCGAGGCCTCGGGGCAGTGGGTGTCCGTGCCGACGGTGTATGTGAAGCTGGCGGCAAACGGCATCGGCAGGGGATTCAAGCAGTATGACGGCATTGAGATCTCCGGGCTTTCCGGGAACGAGCAGCTCAAAAAGCTGAACGGCAGCCAGATTTTATACGGCGCAGACAAGAGTTCTATCGTCATCGTGGGGCTGATCGACCAGGCAGCGGAGGTCACGAGCGGGACGGTGAAGACGGCCCGGCGCGTGCCGGATATGGACTTTATCACCGAATGCGGCAACCGGCTCTGGGGCTGCAAGTACGGTGTGGCGGACGGGAAGACGGTGAACGAGCTTTACTGCTGCAAGCTGGGCGATTTTAAAAACTGGGCGTGCTACCAGGGGGTGGCGACGGATTCGTGGCGGGCCAGCTGCGGCACGGACGGAAAGTGGACGGGCGCGGCGACGCTGGCGGATAGCCCGATCTTCTTCAAGGAGGACTGCTTCCACCGGGTGTATCCGTCGGCGACGGGGGCGCATCAGGTGGTCGTGCAGAAATGCGCGGGTGTGCAGAATGGGTCAAGCAAGAGCCTCGTGGTGGTGGACGACCGGCTGTATTACAAGTCGCGCATGGGCGTGTGCGTGTACGACGGGAGCCTGCCGCAGGAGATCGGCGGCTGCTTCGGCACGGGGCTGTATGCCAACGCGGCCGCGGGCGGGGTGCGGGGGGAATAA